GAAGATCGCTGCGCGCTCTACGCCTACCAGCACACGCCGAATATCGTCGGCGTGCTCGGCACGAATCCCGCGTCCTTCGATGCGTCCTTCTCGGCGGCCTACGAACGCTTCATCAACCTGGGCGGCGCCGCCGGCGCGCGGCGCGCGGTGATCGGCACCGGGATCCAGCGCGCGTTGACCGCGGTCGAACTCGCGCTGTTCCTGCCGGACACCGAGTTCAATCGGGTCATGAAAGAGGGCAGTCTCGGGCGCGCGAGCACCTTCGATACGTTCGTGTCGGCGTGCCTCTACCGGCACACGGCCGGCACCTGGGCGGGCGCCGTCACCGTCTCCGTCGCGCCGGTGGCGCCGGGGCCGGGCACGTTCCCGAACGGCGGCGTCGCGGGGATCACCTCGATCGTCGTGGCCTGTACGACCGGCGACACGTTCAAGAAGGGCGACGTGTTCAACATCTCGGCGGTGAACGAAGTCAATATGATCTCGAGGCGCCAGGGCACCGGCGGCCCGAAGCTCCGCGAAATGACGATCCTCACACCGACGACCGGCGCCGGCGGCCTGGCGACGTTGACGTTTACGCCGCCGCTCTACGGGCCCGGCTCGCCCTATCAGAACGTGGACGCGCTCCCGCTCGCGGGCGCGACGTTGACGTTGTTCCCCGGCACCGCGTCGCCGAGCGGCAAGAGCGGGATCCAAAACCTGTATCTCGGCAAAGACGCCTTTGCGCTGGTGGGCGTCAAGCTGAAAGTGCCGGCGACCGGCGGCGACATCAAAACCGCGCAGCGGCGCGACCCGACAACGGGGCTCGCCGTCGCCTACACGCAGCAATTCACCAACGATGAAATGAAATACCGATGCCGGTTTGATTGCCCGTTCGGGTTCGGCGAGCTCTGGAACGCCGTCTCCGCGGTGCGGTTGCAGGGAGCTTAACCGATGCCTATTCCAGCCTTCTCACCGTCGGTGAACTATGCGCGCGTCGGCACGCTGAACTATCCGACGATCACGATCACGCCTGAAGCGGCGGCCGGCAACACCACCTACAGCGTCGCCGAGATCCTCTCGGGCCTGATCAACCGCGACGCGCTGAGCGCGGCCAAAGCCGACACGCTGCCGACAGCGGCGCAGATCATCGCCGGGATCAACGGGTGTCAAGTGGGCACCTCGTTTCGGACGATTCTCCGGAACACCGGCGCCGGCGCCGGCTCGATCACGGTGACGACCAACACCGGGATCACGCTCGTCGGGACGATGGTCGTCCCGTTCCAGTCGTTGCAGGAATTGCTGTTCGTGGTGACGAACGTCACGCCGGGCGCCGAGGCGGTCAGCGTCTACAGCCTGGCGCGCGGCGCGGTCTAACACACGCCCCTCGAGGGCGCCACGGCGGCCGCGCGTCCCTTGGGAAGTGCGCGCGGCCCGCTGTGGCTCTTTGCGATAAAGGATTGATCCGATGACACTCGAGAAAGAGGATCTCAGCACGCCGCGGCTCGTCTACAAGGGCAAGCAGGACGTGCTCGGCCAGGGCGTCCACACCGACCCCGAAACGGGGGAGCTCGTGGGCGAGACGAAGGTCGTCAACACGCCCGAGGAGCTCGCGCAGGCGAAGAAGGACGGCTGGCGCTTGACCGCCGAAGATCCGGACGCCGCCGAGCCCGCGCCGGCCCCGAAGCACGCCGGCGGCCCCTACGCCGACGCGCCGAAAGCCAAGAAGTAAGGCGCGATGGCGACGCCTGTCGCGACGATCATCGCGAACGCGCTCGCCGGGCATAACGTCTACTTGCCGGGCGAGCCGGTCCCGCCGGCCGCGGCGGAGACGTGTCGGAGTCTGCTCAACCAGATCATTGATAGCTGGAACGCCGACGCCGGCGCGTCGGTGGCGGAAGTGTTCACGCCGTTTCCGACGACGCCGAACCTGCAACCGCACACGATCGGCCCGACCGGCGTGTGGGTGCTCCCGGTCCGCCCGGTGGCGATCGACGCCGCGGCGTGCGCGCTCGGCAACGGCCAATGGCAGGACATCACCGTCCACGACGACGGCGCGTGGTGGAACAGCCGCGCGCCGATCGCCGGCGCGCCGATCACGGATCTGTACTACAGCGCGGATCTCCCGAACGGATCGATCTACCTCGACGGGATCCCGACCGGGGTGTCCACCGTCCGGCTGATGACCCGCACCGTCTTGAGCGCCGTCCTCCTCACCCAGTCGATCACCCTGGCGCCCGGCGGCGAGCTCGCGCTCACACTCACACTGCAAGAGGCGATCGCCGAACCGTTCCACGCGACGATCACGCCCGCGCTCGAGCGCCGCGCCGGCCAGGCGCGCGGGACGTATTTCAAGAACAACCTCCGGATCCCGACACTCACCGCCTGCGGCCAGGGCGCGCCCGGCCTCCGCGGCGGCTCGTGGGATTACCGCACCGGGACGATCCGCTAAATGGCGAATATCCTCGCGCCCGTCGCGCGGCAACGCGCGATTACCGATCTCGGGGTCGTCGCGCCGGGCGCGCTCCTGCATACCTACGTGAGCGGCACGCCGGCGACGCCGCTCAGCACGACCAGCGACGGGGCCGGGCTCGTGCCCAACGCCAACCCGCTCGTCGCCTCCGCGGGCGGCTTGTTCGGGCCGATCTATCTGCCGGCCGGCGTCGCGTATCACTTTGTCCTGACCGACGCGGCCGGGAATCTGCTCTGGGATCAGGATCCGGTGATCGCCGGCGTCCTGGGCGGCTCCGTGGCGGGCAATCTCACCGTCGGCGGCGTCTTGACCGTGCAGGGATTCGGGACGCATTCGTTTGTGGCGAGCGGGACGGGCGCGAATCAGATCGGCGTGCAAAACCTCACGGCCGGCCCCACCAATTTCGCCGGCGTGATCGTCGGCAACAATATCAGCGCGAGTATCCTGAGCCTCCGCGCGTATAGCTCGACCTACGCGCCCTTCGCGTACAACGTGCCCAATGGCGGCACGGTGACATGTATCGGCGATGGCGGGCTCGCGCTCGCCGCCGATCATCCGAGCGGGGCGGTCCGGATCTTCACCGGTGGCACGACGGAACGGATGCGACTGGCCGCGAGCGGGGAAGTGATGATCCCCGGCGCCGCCCCGTCGCTCGGGACGACGTTCCAACTATTCGGCTCGAACCCTGGGATTATGGGCGTGATGAACGTCTCGGGCACGCTCACCAATTATGTCTTTTTTTATAATGCCTCGACGGCCGTCGCCGGCTCGATTCAACAGACGACGACCTCGACCATCGCGTATAACACGAGCTCCGACGCGCGGCTCAAAACCGATCGCGGCCCCGCGACCGATCTCGCCGGGCTCCGCGCCGTGGTCGTCCACGACTTTACGTGGACGGCCGAGGGGATCCCCGACCGCGGGATCTTCGCGCAAGAGGCGCACGCGCTCTATCCGCGCGCGATCTCGCCGGGCACCGACGATCGGACCGCGGACGGCGCGCTCGCCCGTCCCTGGATGACCGACTACAGCAAATTCGTGCCGGACCTGATTGCCGGCTGGCAACAGCACGACGCCGCGCTCGCCGAGCTCCGCGCGGCCGTGGCCGCCTTGCGGGACGCCCGCTGATGGCGCCGGACCCGCCCGCGGTCGATCTGCGGGCCCTGCTCGAGACGCGGCTCCGCACGCTCCAAGGCGTCCAGCAACAAGCCGCCGCGCAGGCGAACGCGGCCGCCGGCGCGATCGAACTGTGTCACGAACTCTTACACGCACTCGGGCCCGCGCCGGCCCCGGACGAGGCGGCCTAGATGCCGCTGTTCGCCGAGTTTTGCGGCGGGAGCAATCCGGAGCGGTCATCGCTCATTGATGCCGAGCTCACCGTCAATCTGTTCCGCTCGACGGTGGAAGCCGAGGGCGCGGCAAAGCACGCCTATTTGCGCGGCACGCCGGGCCTCCGGATCATTACCAACATCGGCGGCGCGAGCGCGCGCGGGCTGTTCTATCAGGACGGCCGCGCCTGGGTCGTGGTCGGGAGCACGGTGGGCACGATCACCTTTGATGCGCGCGGCGCGGCAACCGGCGCGACGTTTGTCGGCACGTTGCCCGACGATGGCCGCCCCGTCAGTTTCGCGAGTAATGGCGACGGCGGGAACCAGATCGCCGTGTGCGGCGGCGGCCAACTGAAGATCATCGACCTGGCGGACGGCACGCTCAGCGCGCCGGTCGTCTTGCCGCTCAGCAACCTGCCGCAATTTGTCGGGTTTATGGACGGCTATTTCGTGCTGAGTGAACAGAACTCCATTCGGTTCTGGTTCTCGGCGATCGAAAACGGGACGTCCTGGGACGCGCTCGATTTTGTGAGCCGCTCGACGGCCAGCGATCGGATCGTTGCCGTCGCGTGTACGAACTCGCGCGTCTGGTTGTTCGGCACCGAGACGACGGAAGCCTATGAAGATGTCGGCGACGCGGATAACCCGTTTCAGCCGATCAAGGGCTCGCTGTTTCAAATCGGCCTGGCCGCGCCCTACTCGCTGAGCCTGGGCGTGTCCACGATGCGCTGGATCGGGCGCAGCAACACCAGCGGCGCCGCGGTCTATCGGCTCGACGGCTACGCCGGCACGCGCATCTCGACGCACGCGATCGAGAGCACGCTCGCGGCGGCGCCCACGCTCACCGACGCGGAAGCCTTCACCTACGCGCAAGACGGGCATTTGTTCTACGTGCTCACGCTCCCCTCGTTCGGCGAGGCGGGCGATACCGTGGTCCTCGACGAGCTCGAGCACGCGTGGCACCACCGGCGCGCCTGGAACGCGGCCAAGGGCCGGGAGGAACGGTGGCGCGTCCGCGGGC